AGGCAAATAGCACCTGCTGTCAGGGCGCTAGCAGAGGCCATACAGCCGATAGCAGCCGATGAAGTCAACGGTAAGCCTGAGATGACACCGGAGATGGAGTCATTTCTGAGCGACTATGTGACGGCGTTCAACGCGCGATATGTGCAATCGTCTAAGGGCCAACTGCAAGATGTCGTGAGTAGTGCCGAGGCCGAGGATGATATGGTCGCTCTGATAGAGGGCAGACTGGATGAATGGGAGCAGAAACGGGCAGGGAAGGTCGGGATGAACGAGGCGGTGCAACTGTCCAATGCCGTGGCGAAAGTGGCTTTTGTCGGAGCGGGGATAACGAAGCTCAAATGGCGGGCCCTGGGGAGCAAATCATGCCCTCTATGTCAGGAGATGGATGGGCGAGTCGTGGGGATAGAGGAGCCGTTTCTGAGCAAGGGCGAGACGCTAGAGGCTGAAGGAGCATCTGAAATCAAGGCGTATCATCCAACAACGCACCCCCCCTTACACGCTGGATGCGTTTGCCAAATTGTAGCTGAGGGCTGATGGACTCAAAGGTAGAAAGCGACCTCTTACTGATAGAGGCAAGGGCCAATTGGCAACTATGTCAGGACAAGCTACTGGAAGCTGAGATTCAGCTAGGTATTGCTTATAAGCATTTGATGGCAGCTCTAGGGAATAGTATCAGTGCGAAATGGTGGCTGTGGGGTTACAACAGGAGGAATTGAATCATGCCTATGCCGAAGCCGAAAGATGATGAAAGCGAGCAGGACTTCATCGACCGCTGCATGGATGACGAGACGATGAAGGACGAGTACGACGATAACGACCAGAGGCTTGCCGTGTGCTATAGCCTCTGGGAGCACAAGGAGGATAAGAGCATGAAAACAAAAGCACCAGATAAGGACACCATACAGCATAGAGCATTCTCGGTCGAAATGCGGGTTGAGGATGGCGACACACCGAAGATATCGGGCCATGCGGCCGTATTCGACCAGCTCTCGGTGAGCATCTTTGGATTCCGCGAGAAGGTAGCACCAGGTGCCTTCACCAAAAGTATCAAGAAATCCGACATCCGGGCATTGTGGAATCACAACCCCGACTATGTTCTCGGCCGGAAGAAAAGTGGAACGTTGAGATTGGAGGAGGACACGAAGGGCCTCGCCATAGAAATTGACCCGCCGGACACCCAATGGGCCAGAGATTTGATGGAGACAATCTCGCGGGGCGATGTTGATCAAATGTCCTTTGCCTTCCTGGTGAAGAAAGAGAGCTGGCAAGAGGAAGAGGGCAAAGAGAGTATCCGCACGCTGGAGGAAGTAGAACTGTTCGATGTCTCTCCAGTGACATATCCCGCCTATCCGCAGACCGATGTGAAAGTGCGGTCTGTGTTTGCCGAGGCGGGGCTGGACTTCGACAGGTTAACCGAAGTATTAGGGAGTGTCAAAACGGGTATGCCGCTGTCTGATGCCGACCGTGAATTGGTGCGGGCGTCGATAGGCGTACTAGATAATCTGTTGCAGGATAATGCTGAGGAACTGGCTAATGAGGGTACTTGCGATGACGGGTATGTTCATTGGCTGGAACGAAATAGGCGTTATCTGGCAATGGCCGAATTAACCTAATGGGAGGTAATCAAATGCGAGACCTGAATGAACTCAGGCAAAAGAAAACCAAGCTCATTGCCGAGGCACGGAAGTTCGACGACGAATGTACGAAGGACAGCCGCGTAATGACTGGCGAGGAGCAGGAGAAGTACGACCGCATGGTGCAGGATATCCGCGGTCTGGAACAGACGATAACGCGGGAAGAGAACCTGCAACAGATGGAGATGGCGGAGGCATCCCAGGACGAATCACGTCAGGAACCTCCAGTGGATGAATCCGGCAAGCGGGTTTTCGCTAGCCTCGGGGATCAGCTGCGGGCAGTAGCTCGGGCTCATACTCCAGGTGGACAGATAGACCCGCGGCTCACTCGTGCTGTATCCGATATTTCCGGCATGAGTGAACTGGTGGACTCCGAGGGCGGATTCCTGGTAGAGAAGGACTACATCCCCGGCCTATTGAAGGGGGTCTATGACAACTCCCAACTGGCCAGATTATGCCTGAAGGTACCCGTGGGAGCAGGTAAGAACGGCATCCGGTTCAAGTACATCGATGAAACCAGCCGCGCTGATGGCTCCCGTGCCGGAGGCATACGGGCTTATTGGGAGGACGAGGCCGATGCGCCCACAGCAACAAAGCCGAAGCTGGGACGCGGCGGGCTTGACCTGGTAGACCTGAAGGCTTTGCTGTATGCGACCGACGACCTGCTGGAGGATGCTGAAGCTCTCGAAGGGTGGATGAAACCGCAGTTCTTCGAGGAAATGGCATTCAAGCTGCAAGACGCGATTGTGAATGGCGACGGGTCCGGCAAGCCTCTCGGCGTCTTGAACAGCAACGCCCTTGTATCAGTCACCGGCGAGACGGGGCAGGTGACGGACACCATCGTGACCGAGAACATCCTGAAGATGTGGAAGAGCATGGCAGCGCCGAGTCGAGGAAAGGCGGTCTGGCTCTACAACCAGGAGTTGGAAGACCAGCTTGAGACTCTGAGCTATGCGATCGGTACCGGCGGCGTCCTGATGAAGCTCTTTCTCTCGAACCCGAATGGCGGAGGTAGCATCAAGGGGCGGCCGGCGATTCCTATCGAGCAGTGCCCTGGCCCCGGTGATGCTGGCACCATCATTTGCATGGATCCGAGCCAGTATCTCCTGATCGACAAGAACGGGATGCGGTCGGAGTCGTCTATTCACGTCCGGTTCCTCTACAACGAGACCACATTCCGGTTCGTGTATCGGGTGAACGGACAACCGATGAAGGCCAACAAGATCACGCCTTACAAGCGCACATCGGCCAGCTTCTACGTCTCGCCGTATGTGACGGTGGCTGCGATCTAACCGGGAAATAAGCACGATGGAGGCAATCAAATGCGATTAAGCGAACAATTCGGAATAGTCCCTGTGATTGAGCCAGAGAATCATCAGGCATCAGGAGTTGACGGTGATTCGGTGTCAATGGAGAATTACGGACACGTGACCTTCATCTTCCTGTTCGGCGAAATGGGCGGTACCCCTGTGCTGATAATCTATGAGGGTGCTGCAGCTGGAGACAAAACGACACCCTTGACATTCAGCTACCGCTACACTGCCGCCGACCTGAAGAACGCGACTGCCGACCAGCTCAGCGCCGAGGCCACCTCAGCCGCCCTTGACCTGGCTCATGGCACCTTTGAGGACAGGATGCTGGTGGTAGAGATTGACGCCACGGAACTGACGGATGGCTATCCCTGGGTTACTCCAGAGATAGACGATGCAGGAACGGAGGTTTTCGTGGCATGTGTCGCCATAATGAGCAAGCCTCGTTACAGCGAGGATGTTATGCCCACGGCGATTGCCTAGACACCCCCGGGGGCTGGTGTAATAGCCAGCCCCCACATGATGGCGGAACCACCGCCATGAAACGAAACGTATGGAGGTAATCAAATGCCAACTACTCTGATAAAAACAAGCTGGAAGGAAACGGGATACGAAGGCGACCTGGCCTTCAAGGATGCTTCGGGCAATATAATCATGGTCATCGAATCATCTGGAAGGGCAGTCGTTTTCCCCACCGGTTCCACACTGACAGTGACGGATGGAATTGCGGGGGCTGTAGCGCTATCTACCGATGTCAACGACATGGCGGCAGGCGGTACCAGTACAGACAATGCCCTCGGTTCTGAAGCCACCGCCGCTCCAATCGACCATGTCCACGCACTAGGTGCGCACGATCACAGCGGGGCTACCAAGGGCGGTGCTATTGCCCTGGCAGCTCTCGGTGCCGGCTTCTTCACCGCCGACGCCACAGGACGAGCTAAGTTTGCTAGCAACTTTCTGGACGCTACCAAACTAGCCGACATCATAGCTGACGATGCTATGAGCAATGCATTCCTCGATGCCAAACTGGATGACGATTGTCTTGATGCAACGCTTCTGAGCAACGCTTTGGCCGCCGACTGCTTCACTAACGTAGTTTGCGATGCCGCTTTCGCGGCCAGTGCTTTTGCCGCCGATGCTGATTCCCGGGCGATATTCGCTGATGGGATTTGGACAGGAGCCAAACTGGCGGATGATTGTCTCAGCGCTGATGCGACAGGTAGAGCAAAGATTGAAGCCGACTTCTTCAATGCTGCGACCCTGACGGATTTAGTTGCTGACGACGCTCTCACCAATGCGGTCTGCGATGCCAAGTTCGCCGCGGCTGCGTTTGCCGCTGATGCGGATTCCCGTGCCATCTTTGCAGATGGCATTTGGGATACCGCCAAACTGGCAAATGATGCACTCAGTGCGGATGCTACGGGGCGCGCGAAGATGGCGGATGATTTCTTCAATTCAGCTACCGTGGATGCCAAGTTCGAGGACAACTCGATACCATCCGGCAAGGTGAACTGGAGCTATGGTGGGGTGGGCGACATCGTGACAATCGTTCCTGATGCATCGGCAGCTACGGGAAGCGGAGCAGGCGTGGCGAGAATCGACCACACTCATGCAATCGTCTGCGGTGCTCCTGTGGATGGATCACTGGCGGCCGCCAATGCGGAAGGTTCGTCAAACGAGTTCGCCCGTCAGGATCATGCCCATCGGGCTATGCTGGTCGACAGCGTGGAGTTTGAGTTTGGCACCAGTTATGATGCTGTACTCGGGTGGGAGGTCGGCGACGCCGACAAT